CTGAAGCTGCATTATATTTTCGTCTTCAGTTTCATCGTTTGTTGCTAATCTTTTTTCTGTAATAAATATTGTTACTGCACACTTTTGTTGAATCGCCAAGGAGCCACCAGTATCAGACTGTTGAACAACTTCACGTTTTTCTTTCATCCTATTCGAATTTTCTTGTGCTGTAATAATTAAAGCGCAGTTCATATCTCTTGCAAGTTTTTCTAAACGAACCATCATTTCTTCAAACTCGCCCCAACGTGGCTTACCCTTGCCCCCACCTTTAGTGAACATAGATTGAATTGTATCTATTATCACTATGTCTGGCATGTTAATGTTCTGTCCGATTATATCTCTTAACCAAAATTCTAGGTCTTCAAAGTACGGAGTATCCGGGTCATGTCTAACCATGAGACGGTCACCCCACTTAGCAAGTCGGGCCTTAAAAGTATTCAGGTGTTTATTCTTTTCTTCCTCTGACCACTTCGATGACTCTAGGTAAACATTCTTTTCTATTATCTGTGTCATTAAGATTCTTTCCCAGTGACCAGTAGCTTCTTCAAAGTTTACATATAAAACCCTATAACCGTTATCTAACCAATTGTTCGCTAAGCACTTTACGAACGTGCTCTTGCCCTTGCCTGATGCAGCGATGACTGCGTGTACAGCCCCCCTAAAGAACCCGCCCTCATCCGTGTACCCCATGGCTCTATTAAGTGCCTTAAATTGAGTAGGCAAGAAGTTCGGTATATCTAATAAGGAATCTACTCTGCTAGCTATTTCGTCAGCAGTTGTTATTTTATCTAGTGGATTATATCTTATTTGGTTTTCTAATTCTCTTATTTCAGAAGTAAGAGTTTGGATTCTAGATATATCATCTTCAGTTTTTTGTCCCTTTTGGGATATTATAGATTGAAGTTCTTGTAGATAGTTAATCTGTTTTCTTTTATTAGCTTTATACTTTACTAATTCACAAACAGATTCTTGCGTCGACAGTTCGGCAGACATCAACAAGTCGACCATGACGCCGACCCCAGCGTTACCACCAAGAGCTTCGTGTATATCTGTTTCTGTTTGTAGCCAAGACTTAAACGCTATTGGGTCAACAATATCAAGCTGCGTAGCATTCTCAAAAGCTAGGAGGGCCTTATAAAATTCATTTATTCCTTTTTCCCCATGTATGGAACCAACAATTTCTTCTGGAAGATTTTCCTTAAAGTAATTAATCGCTCCATTTTTTCTAAACGACAAAGCAAAGATGTGATACTCCAGCGGAATGTTATCCTCTACCTTTTCATTTACTTGTGTCATTGTTTCTTTTTCTCTTTTATGGATCGGTAAATCTTTTTCTTATACTCTGAATTTTTCTTCTTAATACTTCTGTAAGCTTCGGAGGACGTCGTAGTATTCTTCTTCTTCTCTTTGGGCTTATAAGGGTTTGACCTAATCGCTTCAAGCAATCTGTCAAACACTGATTGTTCCGTTAGGCTATCATTATAGCGGAAGACAATCAATGCCACACCGTTATCTACACACCATTGTTCTTTTTTTTCGTCTCTCTTAACAGCTTCTTCAAAATCATATTTGGATTCAAAAAATCTACTAGTGTAATAATAGTGCTGTCTACCATGGAATTCTGCAGCTATCTCATACTTAGGGCAATAAACATCTAACTTTAACTTATCGCCTATATGATATTCGTTTATAATCTTTTCCCCTGGAAGGAGCTTTTGCATTGCTGCAGTTAGTGCTGTTTGGCCTCTAGACATTTTTTTTCTACTGTCTTTTAACCATGTCAAACCAATAGAATTAATTTTCTTATTTACTTGTGGTATAGTCCAGCCTAATTCTTTTGCTATTTCAGAAATAGATAAAGAGGTTTCCAATAATAAATCTTTTAGAAAATCAATATCGTCCTGATCTTTATCTGCTTTTTTACCATGCATTTCACTCAGCCGTGTTATATGTTTTTGAATAACTAATAGTTTTACCCAAATCTATAATCGACATGTTTAGTTTGTTCCAAATTGAATTCGACAAAGCTAATCCCAAAGAAGAACAATCTAAAATACAATAATCTATTTTTCCTTCTAGGGCAGCAATTTTTTCAAACGTATCTTCTAGTCTAGAAAAATAGTTATTAAAAGGAACGCTAATTACATTGGTTTTAAATCCCATAAATTTATATATAGTTTTTTTATCATGGAAAGATACAACCGCAGTATTAGTATTCTTAATATAAAAATTAAAAATTGAGTTATATACTTCTCTATTATTTTCGTAGTAGTATTCAAAAAGATTAGGGCTATAGAACTTGCCGTCATCAACTAAACCAATGCCAGAATGCTTTGAGGCAACCACTTCATCAACAAGTGACTCTGGTATGCTCTTAATAATTCTATTATCAGAAAGATTAATAGATCTAATAATCTCTTTGTTAAAACGAGAAGGTGTGCCATCCGCGTTTTTCTTGCTTAAAGAAACTATTGAAGACTTTGCTATATTTAAGAAGGCAAACTTTTCCTTTGAGTTCATCAACTTGGTTAATTCTATTGAAGCTTGTATTTGATTTTTCATTTGTACTCCTTAAATTCCAAAGTTTCCCCAGTTAATTAAAACTGGGTTTGGATCTACGATTGAATTGATATGATTTAACGCGTGGAATTCTCCACCATCTAAAGTTGAGTATCTTTCATACTTTGATTGCTTATCCTCATCTTTTATATAACCTAAGTGCTGCATAATTAAGTTTGAATTAACAAAATAATTTCTTTGGTTTATTAGATCTGTAACATACGTTGGTTCAGACCCACAAGCTAGTGCTCTATCCCTAAACATAGCGCCGGACATAAATCTAAATATTCTACTGCTATTATTAGGTGCCCAAAGTTTGTCTACCCTATACTGAGTATTGTTCCACATGTGATAGAACCTAACATTGACTACATCTTTTTCTGATGAATTTAAGATTTGTCTAATATCAGTTTTTGTTATATCAGAAGAATCATAAAGCATCTCGTCACAATCTATGGCGATAATCCAATCCCCTTCTGCCGCATGGTTCTCTAGATTTAACCAAGCATATCTGCGTAGTCTTCCTTCGTGCGTGGTGAACATTGGCTTAGGTGTCTTGTAAACATTAGCGTATTTAGATGCTATCTCTGCAGTATCATCGTCAGAACAATCGTCCGTAAAAACAATTTCATCTACTTGACTCTTTAATCTTTCCAACACTTCTGGAAGATACTTGCTGGCTTCATTGCGGCCCACCATTTGAGCTATTATTTTTGGTTGTGACATTTCTACTCACTTGTGTAAGAAGTAGAACAACCGCAGGGAGGGCCTGCGGTTGTTCAAATGGATAAAACTATTTATTAACTCTCTAGCTGTTCGCGAGCTTTTATTGCTGTAATTCTTTCAACATCAACATCTTTGAAAAGAAGCTCTCCAGATACTCCAGATACTGTTCTACGATTGCCGCTAGCAATCTTCTCTGCCTCTGCCATATTTGAAGCTTTGACAATTGATGTAGTTGTAACTGTAAAATACTTAAATTTATTTTCAGCCATTGTATTCCTTTTTTTAGTGGCATCTGCCATTTGATGTAACAATATTAGTGTATCATTTCTCCCAAGAAAAAGCAACATCTTTCTTTAAGTCTTTACCATCTAATCTCTTGCAACTATTCGTTAGTCTGCGATTTTGCAAAAGCATCTAATCGCTTGCCATTATTTGTTAGTTTACGATAATCTAATCCAGATCTGTTAACAAATTCATCATAACTTCTTTTGTCAGGAGCACCCCAAAAACCAAATTTAATTCCTAAAAAATAATCATAATATTCATGAGCTTCTTGATATATCTTAAAAGCTTTATCTTCCATAAATCTTTTACTGTCTAAAACAAATCTTAAATCTTTAGGATATTTTCCTTCAGTAAAACCACCAGTGGGGTCTTTCCCCATACTAGCAACGGGAACAAAGTCTGTACAAAATATTCTGTACCCTCTAGTCATAGATCTAAATGCTGTTAATTCCTGATCGAATACATATATGAGATTTGGTGGATATGATATTTCATATAAAAAATTACTTGATGTAAAAATATAACCGCCCATACAAGCGTAATGTTCTAAGAACATATCTAAAATTCTTTTTTCATTTTCCCTAGAATAGTCAGGCTGTGTATCTAAACTTTCCATTACCCTAAGCGGTTGGCTTTTTACTGGAATAAAATTTGACCTAAAATCTTCATAAGAGTCTGAGTTCTCAAACATATCTGGATTTGCGGGCGCTGCACACTGAGAAAGCATTGGTTTGTCAACTACTGCAGACAGCTTTGAATAATAACTGATTAGTAGTGTGTCCCAGCCACGACAGAAAATTGTGTGGGCATCTATCTGTAAGAAGTATTTTTGTCCAGAAAATAGTTTTGCTGCTGACAGCCTGGCATAACCAACACCAAGCGGATATTCATATGAAGCATTAATTACTTTTACGTTTTTATATTCAGAAAAATCTTCAAATTCAAATCCTGGACTTTTTTGATTGAATATACCAACATAAATATTTTTTGGAAACTCTGCTTTTTCATATAGATCTTTTATAGTATGCAGTGTGTATCGTTCGTTATACGCTGGGATGCCAACAAATATGTTTTCGTTTTCAAAATCAATCATTTACTTCTCCGAAGGATAAGTCTTAGCTATATACTCTATAGCTTCTTCTAAGGAAGAAACTAATTTTGTTGACAAAAAATTAAGATAAACTCTTGAC